ATATGATGGAACGGGTACTACAATGTAACAACCTCACAAAAGCGAAGAAGGACGCGGGCTGTGGAAGGGTGGTCTGTTACATCTGTGTTACATCTCGATGTAACAGCATTAGGGACGACCCTAATATGACATTAGGGAGAACCCTAATATGAATGCTTCCAGACGTCCCGGACCCTTCCACCACCACATAGGCATTCACGATATCCTCTCGTGTACGTGCATGTAAGCAGTTAGCGGACGCTAACATCGGCGATAGTTCAAGCCTATTGGGTGGTGAAGGTCGATAGTTGGCTGAACCGGACTGGTAAGTAAGACCACGGGTGTTGTAGCACGGGTGGGGTTGTGTTGTAATTCGCGCCATGGACCCAGGGTACGTTGAATCTAAGGTAATTGAACTGGACAAGCTCGGTGCCGAGACGCTCGCCGAGTTGGAGCGCCGCGCGGGCATCTCTGTTCTGGCCCTCCTGGACGCCATCCGGCGTGATCGGGTGCGCCATGCCGACAGCCCTGCAGCAAACGACTCCTCGTCTTTGTCGTGTAACAATCCGTCGCTCGAGGCAAGGGGCTTCCTCAAGAAAAATGAGGAGACCAAAGCTTACCGGATGCTGATTTTCCTGGCCGAGTTTCGTGATGGTCCGTCTGATGCGAAATTCAGCATGCGGCACGCGTACACGAAAGCCGGCATCATCCGAGTGACCCTGAGCGACTGGCGCAACGCGCATCCGCTGTTCAACTCGATCGTGGAATCGATCCAGGAAGAAATGGTCGACACGATGCGTGCCGAGGCGTACCGGCGTGCGGTGGTGGGTCACGACGAGCCTTTGGTGCACCAGGGCGTCAAGACCGGCGAAACGGTGAAGAAATTCAGCGACGGCCTGCTGCAGTTCACGCTGATGGGCTACGACGCCAAGTTCCGTCAGAAAGAGGTCAACATGAACGTGTCGGGGCAACTCGACTCGAACATCAATATCGAGGGTCTCCGTGATCGTCTTGCCCAACGCCTACAGCAGAAGGCAAAAGCCGAAGATTAAGCCCCAGGTGCTCGACCCGCACAACATGAGCGAGTTCGTCGCGGAGTTGTCGGATCGGGAGGCACTGGAGCTTTTCTACGACTGGAAGACGTGGGCGCGGCCCAACCAGTTGGTGCCGGTGGACGACGAGACCTGGACCACGTGGCTGATCCTGGCGGGGCGCGGGTGGGGAAAGACTCGGTGCGGCGCGGAGTTTGTGCGTTACCACGTCGAGAACAAACTCGCCGGTCGTATCGCGCTGATTGCCGAGGACGCGGGCGACGCGCGTGACGTGATGGTCGAGGGCGAGTCGGGCATCCTGGCGATCTCGCACCCGTACATGAAGCCGACATTCGTGCCGTCCAAGCGGCGGCTCGAGTGGCCCAATGGCGCGATCGCCACGATCTACTCGGACAACGACCCCGAGACCCTGCGCGGTCCTCAGCATGATTTGGCGTGGGTGGACGAACTGGCGAAATTCCGCAACGCCGAGGACATGTGGTCGAACCTGATGTTCGGCCTGCGCCTGGGGCAGCGCCCACGCGTTTGCGTGACGACCACGCCAAAGCCTGTGCCGATCGTCAAACGTCTGTACCAGGACGAGCGCACCTTCGTGACCACCGGCACGACGCACGAGAATTTCGGCAATCTGGCCCCGACCTTCCGTGACGAAATCATCTCGCAGTACGAAGGCACGCGCATCGGGCGGCAGGAACTGTACGCCGAGATCATCGACCCGGAAGATTACGGCATCATCAAGCGGTCGTGGTTCAAGTTGTGGGACTCGAGCAAGGCGTTCCCCGACTTCATGTACGTGCTGCAGTCCTACGACTGCGCGTACACGGACAAGACGATCAACGACCCGACCGCGTGCTCGGTGTGGGGCGTCTTCCGTCCGTCCGAGGACGGCCCGATGTGTGTCATGCTCATCGACTGTTGGGAGGACCACCTCGCCTACCCGGATTTGCGTGGCAAGGTCATCGAGGAGTACAAGTCCATCTACGGCGACCCGGGCAAGAAAGTCGACATGGTGCTCGTCGAGGACAAAGCCTCAGGCATCTCGATCATCCAGGACTTGCAGCGTGCAGGGGTGCCGTGCCGCGCGTACAACCCAGGCCGTGCCGACAAGACGCAGCGTCTGCATTTGGTGGCAAACATCATCGCCCACGGGCGCGTGTACATCCCCGAATCTGTCGTGCACCGGGGGCAGCCGCGCGACTGGGCCGAGGCCCTGGTGTCGCAGGTCTGCTCGTTCCCCGAGGCCGAGCATGACGACCTGACTGATACAATGAGCCAAGCCCTGCGCTTGTTGCGCGACATGGGTTTCCTCAACATCGACCCGGTGGCACCAGACACTGAATACGTGGACGACGAGTACCGCGAGCGAAAGGCGAACCCTTATGCCCAATGATTCAGCATTGCGGTCGTTCCTGGCCGAACTGTCGCCCGAGGATATCACCACGCTCGTGGGCCGGCTGTCGCGCCTCATGCCGCAGGGCGCGGCGGTGTATTCACCCGAACTCAACGCGGGCGAGGCCGAGTTGGTGGCCAAGCGGCGTGCAGAGCGCGACGCGGCCCGGGCACGCGAACTCGAAATCATGGAGCAGATGCTGCCTCAGATGGCGGCACGTCGTCGTGCAGCGGTGCCTGAAGCACAGGCCGATGTGTTTGTGCCAACCCGGCCACGCGTCATGCGCGAAAGTCCGTTCATGTTCACGCAGCCCCAGTCGTCCCGCGCCTATGCCGGTGGTGGCCCGGTGCTCGGCGATCAGACCATGCCGGACGTGAGCGACAGTGGCCAGATGTTCATGGACCCCATGCCGTTTGCCGGCGGTGGCAAGGTGGAGGCGCTGAAGCTGCTCAAGGGCGATTTGTTCCACGGCGGCTCATACAAAAAAGGTGACACGATCACGCAGCCGCTGTACACGACGCCCAGTCGCGAGATGGCCGAGACTTACGTCGATGAGTATCGAAATCCGGGTAGTACCCTGAAGCAGTTGCGACCGAATGTGAAGAATCCGGCACCGGAGCGCCTCGTTAACGCCGCTTCTCGTCGGTATGTGCCGGAAAATGAGCGCATGGGGTACACTCCTGCCTCGGCATTTGATCAGAACCTGCATGACCCGAGGGCCATCGCCAAGATGATCGCCGAACTGCGGCGCAGGGGCTACGACTCGGCGGTCGCTACCGACATTGGCATGAGTGGTCCAGGTGCTGTCGAGGCACCGGCTCTGATCGCGTTCCCCGGGGCGAAAGCGTACGCCAAGGGTGGCAAGGTCGGCACCAAGACCCTGGACGAAATGCAAGCCGAACTGATGAGCAAGCAGGGCCTCACGCGCCGCTCACTGTTCGGTCTGCCTACCCAGTCGCAGCAGTACCCGCTGTCCAAGGTCGAGCAGGAGGTGCAGCGCATCGAGCAACAGGCTCGCAAGAAAGGCGAGGCACCGGCGGTCTCCACCGCGCGAGTCGATGTGGACCCGGGCACGGGCAGCAAGCGCTCGGTCATGGAATCACTGGTCGAAACGCCTATGTCGCGTCGCACAGTGCTCAAGACCGCCGGATCGCAAGCCATGCAGAGCATGCTGCCGATGGGCGACGTCGCCAAAGCGTTGGATGTCCCGGTGCCGACTGGTGCATTGTCGCAAGCCACGCAGGCAGCCCCAGTTATTCCCGTGGTCACTGAGGCCATGATTCCTGGGTTGGTAGCCGAGGGTTTGCAAATGGGTCTTTCATTTCCTCGGGTCATGAAAATGGTCCAAGGAGAGCTTGGCACTGGGCTGAAGAATCTTGGTGAGGCCGACATCGAGCGGATGTATTACAATCTGTTCGACCCTTATTCGGCTACAAATATTCCCGGGACAACGCGTGCCGGTGATGCTTGGCGTGCGATGACTGGTGTCGAGGGCGCGTTTGGGTTTCCATTCACCCAGTTGCGCCAATCGATGCGGTCGGTGCGTAAGGCCGATCCCGAGCTTTATGAGACACTTAAAAAGCTCAGCCGTGATATCGCCGAGTACGGTCCCGAATAACGAAAGATACATATGGCCACCGAATTCCCGCAGCCGCAGATGGAACCCCAGGCAGGGCCTGAGGACACCGAAGGCATCGTGTTCGACCTGGAGGACGAGTTCGCAGAGGTCGAGGAGCAGCCGGATGGCTCGGCCATCGTGCGGATGGAGGACTTCAAGGGGCCGAACGAGGACCAGGATTTCTACCAAAATCTGGCCGAGGAAATCCCCAGTTACGAACTGTCTGCACTGGCGCTCAAGTACCTTGACCTCATCGAGAAGGACAAGGATGCACGCAAGGAGCGCGACAAGCAGTACGAAGAGGGCCTGAAGCGCACGGGTATGGGCAACGACGCGCCCGGTGGTGCGCAGTTCCAGGGTGCGAGCCGCGTGGTGCACCCCGCCATGGCAGAAGCCTGCATCGATTTCGAGTCGCGTGCCATCAAGGAGCTTTTCCCACCCGATGGTCCGGTGCGTACGAACATCATCGGCAAGGTGGACGAGGAACAGGAAAGGCGTGCTGAGCGCAAGCGCGACTTCATGAACTGGCAGCTTACCGAACAGATCGAGGAATTCCGCGACGAGGAAGAGCAGATGCTCACCCAGTTGCCGCTCGGTGGCTCGCAGTACCTCAAGATGTACTACGACTCGCGCAAGAAGCGCCCAGTTGCTGAGTTCATCCCGATCGATAACGTCATCCTGCCTTTCTCCGCTGCGAACTTCTACACGGCGCAGCGTGCCACCGAAATGCAGGACATCACGCAGCAGGAATTCGAGTCCCGCATCGCGTCGGGCCTGTACCGTGACGTGAGCATCGTGCGGGCGTCGATGGAGCCCGAGCCCACCGCGCCGGAAAAGGCGAACGACAAGATCGAAGGCAAATCCTGGCAGGACAATGTGGACGGCACGCGCCGCGTGTACCACGTGTACGTGATGCTCGAGGTCGAGGAGGACTCGTACTCCAAGGGCGAACTCGCGCCGTACATTCTGATGATCGACGAACTTGATACCGAGATTGTGGGCTTGTACCGCAACTGGGAAGAGGGCGACGATACTATGACCAAGCTCGACTGGATAGTCGAGTTCAAATTCATCCCGTGGCGAGGTGCATATGCGATTGGTCTTCCGCACCTTATTGGCGGTCTTTCTGCTGCCATTACTGGTGGTCTTCGTGCTTTGTTGGATACTGCGCATATTAATAACGCGGCCACAATGCTTAAGCTTAAAGGAGCGAAGATATCTGGCCAATCGCAGAATGTGGAGGTGACGCAGGTCACCGAGATTGAGGGCGCACCGGGCGTGGACGACATTCGCAAGATCGCCATGCCGATGCCTTTCAACCCGCCAAGCGAGGTACTGTTCAAACTGGTTGGATTCCTGACCGAGGCGGCAAAGGGCGTGGTGACGACCGCCGAGGAAAAGATCGCCGACGTGAGCGCGACGACTCCAGTGGGCACCGCCCAGGCGCTCATCGAGCAGGGCTCGAAGGTGTTCTCGGCCATTCACGCACGGTTGCACGACTCGCAGTCGCGCGTGCTCAAGATCCTGCAGCGTATCAACCGGTGGTATCTCGACGAGATGCACAAGGGCGATGTGGTCCAGGAACTCGACATCAAGCGCGAGGACTTCAATCGCAACAGCGATGTGATCCCGGTCTCGGACCCGCACATTTTCTCCGAGACGCAGCGCATGGCACAGACCCAGGCGGTCATGGCCATGATGGACAAGTACCCGGACCTGTTCGACCGGCGTGCCGTGGTGCAGCGGGCACTCAAGCAGATGAAGGTGCCGAACGTCCAGGAACTGATGCCCGCCACCGCCGAGCCGATGGAGATCAACGCAGCGGAGGAAAATGCGGCGATGGCGATCGGTCGCGCGGCGTTTGCGTACCCACACCAGAATCAACTGGCGCACCTGCAGGCGCACTTGGATTTCGCGCTGAATCCGATGCTCGGCAGCAACCCGATCATCGCGCCGCAATTCCTGCCGCAAGCGCTCGAGCACATCAAGCAGCATTTGATGCTGTGGTACATGGGCCACATGAATGGCTACGTCGAGGAGAGCCTGGGTCGTCCGGTGAAAGACTACGACATCGCGGGCATCACCGGTGAGGTCGATAAGCTCTTTGCACTAGCGTCGCAGCACACGATGATCGACGTCAAAGAAACGCTCACCAAGGTGCAGCCCGCGATCATCCAGATGGTCAAGGTCCTGCAGTCGCTCAAGCCGCAGCCCCCGATGGACGGCGCGGATCAGGTGATTCTGCAGACGAGTATGGCCGAGACCGAGCGCCGGAAGCTCAAGGATCAGGCTGACGCGATCCTGGGCGAGAAGCGTTTGACGCAGGATGCACTGCACAAGAATCGTCAGCAGCAAATTGACATCGCGCTCAACGCGTCAGATAATCTGACCGAGGAGCGGATAAAATCGGCAGAATTGTCGCACGATGCGCGGCGTCTGCAACAGGAGCAGCTTACCACTGCACTCACCGCGCAAGAAAGCGCACAGCGAGCATTAGGAGCTTAAATCATGGCATCCAATCAAGAGCAAATGAGCCAGAACGTGAACTACCACAAGCGGATCGCCATGGGCGCGTCGCTTGACGGCAGCACGCTCGGCAGCAAAGACGCCCCCAAGTCGTCGGCACCGGCTAAGTCCGGCACCGGCGCTCTGGCTCAAGCCAAGAAGAAATAATGCGTTACGTCAGCGACCTGATCGGTGCTATCAGGGACCGCCAAGCGACGATCGCGAAGTCACTGGTGTCGGGTAACGCCGTCACCTTTGAGGCCTACCAACGCCTAGTTGGACAGCACCAAGGGCTTGAAGAAGTCCTGGAAATCATAAACGACCTTTTAAAGGACCCTGACGATGAGTCAGATCGTAGAGCCGGTGGCTTCGAATGAAGCCGAATTGCGGGAAGCATTTCCCGCTGTCGATCCCGGTGCCCTCCCCGTAGGTGGCCGTATTCTCGTGCAATGGCGACGGACCAAGAAGACCGTAACCAGTGCCGGAATCGTTCTCGTCGAGGAGACCAAGGAAACCGAGAAGTGGAACAATCAGGTCGCGAAAGTGATCGCGCTTGGACCACTCGCTTTCAAGAAGCGCGACACACTGGAGCCGTGGCCGGAAGGCAACTGGGTGCAGGTGGGTGATTACGTGCGGATGCCCAAATGGGGCGGCGACCGGTGGGAAGTCATTTATGGCGACCCTCAACTGGGCGAGACCGCATTGTTCTCCGTGTTCAATGACCACGAAGTGATCGCAAAGGTCACTGGTGATCCCTTGAAGGTGAAGGCTTTCCTATGAACCAAGTCGAGAAGATGGAAATGCAGGTGGCTGAGGAGCAGGACGGCTCCGCAGTCGTGCAGATGCCACCGGGTGAAATGCCCGGGGGCGAGGAGGTCGATGCCAAGCGGGCATCGGCTGACGATCAATTGGACGATGACGACCACGACGATGGCGTCGACGACGGTATTCCAGACGTCGACCCGGAGCGCGAGGCGATTCGTCAGGCACGCCGCGAAGAGCGGCAGTTGAAGAAGAAGCTCCAGAAGGCAAAGACCACCGAGTCGAACCATCTCATCCAGGCGCTCAAGCGTCAGAATGAGCAGATGGCCGAGCGTCTGGCGGTCCTGGAGAAGCGTACGGCGGGTTCCGACCTCGCCCGGCTGGACAAGGCGATCGAGGACGGTCACCTGCGTTTGCAGTACGCCAAGTTGAAGCTCAAGGAGGCCGCTGAGATGGCCGACGGGGCGGCTTTGGCCGAGGCGAACGAGGCGTGGTACGAGGCTCGCCGTCAGGTCGAATCCCTGGAAGCGCTCAAGAAAAAGGCCGTCGAGACCGACTCGACGCCCAAGCACTCCGTGCCAAAGGCTCCGGACCCCCTCCTGAAGCAGCAAGCCTCCCGGTGGATGGATCGGAACAGGTGGTACGACCCCAACGGCGCGGACATGGACTCCCAGGTCGCGACCAAGATCGACGAGAAGCTCGTGGCCGAGGGTTGGGATCCGACGACCCCCGATTACTGGGACGAGCTTGACCGCCGATTGACAAAATATTTGCCACACCGCTATAATGGTGGCAATGACGAATCAAATAGTCGGTCGTCAGACAGGAGACCCCGAACTGTGGTAACTGGCTCAGGACGCGAACAATCACCTTCGGCGAAGCCGGGGGAGTTCCGTCTGTCACCCGAGCGGGTGCGAGCCATTAAAGAAGCCGGTAAATGGGATAACATTTCCGAGCGTAACCGCATGATCAAGAAGTACGCGGAATATGACCGCGCTAACAAGCAATAAGGGGCTTCAAATGACACGTGATGACCGACTGAAAAAAGATCTTTCCGCAGGTGGCCGTGAGTCTCGCGCAACGCAAGACAGTTCACGCGGTTCGGCTACGGAGGAACTGGCGAGCGCGCAAGAACGTCGTAGGATGTTCAGATCGGAATGGATTCAAGAATCCCTTCCCACACCCCCGGCGATTCCGGGATTCCATGTATGTTGGCTTTCGACTACCAACGGGTACGACCCCATCCATAAGCGACTCCGCATGGGCTATCAGCCTGTGCAGATCGAAGAAGTGCCGGGCTTTGAGAACTACAAAGTTAAAGCCGGTGAGCACACTGGGTTCGTCGCCTGTAACGAGATGCTTCTGTACAAGATTCCTGAAGAAGTATATCAGGACATCATGGCAGAACTGCACCACTACGCCCCTCAGGAAGAAGCGGACAAAATCCGCGTTCAGGCTGAACAGGCGGTTGGTCGCGACTCGAAGGGCAGGCCCCTGGGTATGATCGAAGGCGAAGGCATCTCGGAATTGGACAAGCCAAAGCCCGTCCCTGTATTCCAGTGACGGATATCTGAACCCATATGGAGTAAAAGCAAATGTCTGCTACCTCTGCTCCGTTTGGCCTGCGCCCCGCGTTCCATCCCTCTGGTCTGGACCGCGCTCAAGCGTTGGCTAACGGCATCCAAGCCGTCTCGACGAGCGGCAACGTTTCTGCTGGCTATGCCACCAACATCTTGAAGGGTCAGCCCGTCAAGATGGACACCGGTGGTTATATCGTCGTCGCCGCTGCCGGTGATGCGTTCCTCGGTGCCTTCGCCGGTGTCGAGTGGACGGATTCTACTGGCCGTCGTCGCGTCAGCAATTATTGGCCAGCGAATGAGTCCTTCCAAGTGGGCTCGGTGGTCGCGTATTTCTACAACGATCCCAACATCGTGTACGAAATTCAGACCGATGGTACCCTGACTCAGACCGCTATCGGTGCTGAGGCTGACCTGAGCAACACGACCAATGGTTCCACGACCACGGGTCTGTCCCAGGCCACGCTGTCCATCAGTGTTGTGGCATCGCCCAACACGGCGCAAATGCGCATCGTGGACATCGCTCCGTACCCCGACAACGCTTGGGGAGATAATTTCGTCATCGTCCGTGCAACCATCGCCGAATACCAATTCGCCGGTGTCGCCGGAACTGCACTGTAAAGGAGGGCATGAATCATGGCAGCCCCGATGAGAAGTACCGACTTCCGGAGCATCGTTGAGCCTATCCTCAATGAGTGCTTCGATGGCGTGTACGACCAACGTAAGGATGAGTGGTCCCGTGTCTTCCGCGAAGAGCAGGGCATCCCCCGTAACTACCACGAAGAGCCGGTCCTGTACGGATTTGGTGCCGCTCCTCAACTGCCTGATGGCACTCCGGTGGCCTATCAGCAGGGCGGCGTGCTGTTCCTGAAGCGCTATGTGTACCAAGTCTATGGCTTGGCCTTCGCGCTGACCAAAGTTCTGGTCGAGGACGGCGATCACATCCGTATCGGTCAGGTCTATGCCAAGCACCTTGCTCAGTCCCTGATTGAGACCAAGGAAACGCTGTCGGCTAACGTCCTGAACCGCGCCTTTAACAGCGCCTATCCCGGTGGTGACGGCGTGCAGTTGAACTCGGCTTCGCACCCGATCGTCAACGGCACCTTCAGCAACCTGCTGAGCACCGCTGCTAACCTGTCGCAGACCTCGCTTGAGCAAATGCTCATCCAGATCCGTCAGGCTGTGGATAACAACGGCAAGAAGATCCGTCTGGTGCCCCGCCAACTGGTGGTCGCTCCTGGCAACGTCTTCCAGGCCGAGGTGCTGCTGAAGTCGGTTCTGCGTGCCGGTACCGCCAACAACGACATCAACCCCGTGAAATCGATTGGTCTCCTGGACGAAGGCGCTGCCGTTCTGTCCCGTCTGACCAACGCCAACGCATGGTGGGTTCAGACCGACGCTCCCGAGGGCATGAAGCTCTTGATGCGCCGCGCTCTGGAGAAGACCATGGAAGGCGACTTCGAAACGGACTCGATGCGTTACAAGGCCACCGAGCGTTACGACGTGGGCTTCACTGATCCGCGTGCGATGTACGGTACCCCCGGCGTCTAAACCTAGAAGGGGCTTCGGCCCCTTCTCCAACTAGGAGCAAGACAATGGCACAAACGTACTTTGGCTCGACCGTCCGCACTGGCACGGATGCGCTGTCTGATACTGTTGACGGCGGCTTCGTCGTCACGGCTCAGACGACCACTGTGACCACGGTTGCGGCGGGCACGGCTGTTTCGTCTACCATCACCATCCCGGCGTACTCGCAGATCATTAATTTCTTTATTGACTGTACGACGCTTCCGGTGGTCGGTGGTGGCACCGCTACCACTGTTCCCATCACGATCGGCACCGCTGCTGCGGGTACCCAGTACCTGTCGGCTACGGACTGTATTTCTGGTGGTCGTGCTGCTCTCACCTTCACCGCCGCTCAACTGACGGCGATGTCGGATGTCAGCACCAACCAGAGCGTGGTGGTCACGGTGGATCCCAACGGCACCATCAGCACGACTCAGGGTGTGTACCGCCTCACGGTGGTCTACGCTCAGAAGGTCTAAGGAGGTCATCATGGGCCAATTCAAACCAATGGTCAAGATGATGACCACCGAGCCTTCGGTGGAGTTGAAGCTCAAGAAGGGTGGCAGCGCGACTCACGATCGCCTCCACAAAGAGGGAGCCAAGGAGGGCTTTAAGCCTGTAAAAAAGATGAACGGGGGGGTGATGGGCGCTTTATCCCGCACTCCCGCCCCAACTACTCCTATGGGCAATCTCCCCGCCGCTCGGGCAATGGCGGCTAAGCGTCCGATGCGTGCACCGGCTCTGCCGGGACGCAGCATGGCCGCAGCACCCGCTCGTCCGATGATGAAAAGCGGCGGCATGATGGAGGCGCTCGAGGCTCACGCCGACAAGCCCGCGTCGAAGGCTCACAAGGGCCTGAAGACCGGTGGCGTCGTCATGGGTCAAGGCGGCTTTAAGGACGGCGGCATCATCAAGTCGGATTTCCACAAGAAGACGACGAAGATGAGCACCGCTGAGGGCGAGAAGCATTTCCCCAAGCACACCGGCGAAGTCCGCATGGGCAACGACGGCGGCTACAAGCACGGCGGCAAAGCGGTGAAGAAATTCGCCAAGGGCGGCGGTGTCGAGGGCAATGTGTCTGGCACTCCTCCCGGCGTCACCAACACGACCACAGGCGAAGTCAAGAAGGGCAACGCCGGCGGTTACAAGAAGGGTGGTGCCGCAAAAAAAGCTTTTGCTACGGGGGGCGTAGTTGATACTGGGCGTCCCGTAGCAATGCCCCAAGGTAAGAAGCCACCAAGCAAGCCCGTCGCGATCTCCGAACTCTCCGGAACGTTCAAGAAGGGCGGCAAGGTCTGCTGATCTAGCGGGGGCTTCGGCCCCCGTTTTTTATTGGATACGCCATGAAAGTTCAGATCGCTTCTCAGACTGGGGCAGGATCTACCACCCCATTCGTGATGAACACTAACACCACGCCCTTCAATGTGGGCTTTGGTGTGCTTGTGACTGGCACGGTTGATTATACTGTGCAGCACACTTTCGATGATCCCGCCGTGGGGTTCACGACTTGGTTCCCGCACCCGACGATCGCCGCCCAGAGCACCGCTAAGGACGGCAATTACGCTTTCCCGGTCACCGGCATTCGCCTGACTGTGAATTCCGGTGGTGGTACGGCCACCCTGAAGCTGATTCAAGCCGGTATCGCGTAATGGCCTACCTTGGCTACACCGGGGTTGCCAATCAGGTGCAAACCACTCCCGGTTGTGCTACGGGTGTTGTTGCCGACGCCGACGACAGTTATGGGGACAACACGGGCGGGGATGGAGTGGTCGATACCTATTCCTGCCTTGTACCTCCTGTGCCTCCGGCTACCTGTTTCATTTTGATGGAAACCACAGGCTACGTCTTGCAAGAAGACAGTAGCAAGATTTACCTGGAGGTCTGCTGATGGCTGACACCAAAATCTCCGCGATGCCCTCAGCGGCAACGCTTGATGGCACAGAGATCACCCCGATCGTTCAAAGTGGCGTGAACAAGCAGGTCACCACGGCAGGCTATGTCGCTCAGGTGCTCAACGTCAACGCTGCTACTGCTACACAGGGCGGCACCGGCATCAAGACGTACACCCTGGGTGACACGCTCTACGCCTCGGCCACGAACACCCTGGCGAAGTTGGCAGGAAACACCACGACGACGCAGAAATTCCTGACGCAGACCGGTACTGGTTCCGCTTCCGCTGCGCCGATCTGGAAGGTCTTGTCTCCGTCTGACATCAACACCCAATACGGTGCGTTCTATTTTGACTACAGCACCACGGTAAGCAGCACTGTCGGATTGAACGACACCACGATCAACGTCGTATCAACCACTGGGTTCTCTTCGGTCGGGGCGTTGATTATTGGCGCTGAACTGGTCACCTACACGGGCATAACCGCCACGTCGTTCACAGGGTGCACTCGGGGCGCTGCGGGGTCGTCGAACAAGGCTCACGCCGTTGGCGTAGCGGTGAACGGTGCCCAAGTCGCCACCGCGAACACCTCGACGTTGCTGCAGTTGAACACGACCACAGCAAGCAACGGGGTGACTCTCAACACCACCAATCAACAAATCTCGGTAGCGGTGGCCGGGACATACAATTTCGCTTTCAGCGCTCAGTTGAACAACTCTGCAACAGGTCAGAGTCTCTTAGTCATCTGGTTCGCTGTAGATGGGGTGGATGTTCCGGCGTCTGCGAGTTGGGCCACTATTGCATCTCGTGAGAATGATTCAACTCCGGCTTCATTCATCATGACGGCTAACATCTTTCTTGCCCTCACCGCGACCAACAAGGTCACCATGAAATGGCTTTCGGTGGACGGACATGGCGCTCTTGTGACTTACCCGGCGAGCGTCAGTCCTACCTATCCCGCTGCACCTGCCGTCATCCTCACTGTTAATCAGGTGTCGTGATGCCGCTGATCAAGAGCAAATCCGACAAGGCGTTCAAGGAGAATATCCGCGCGGAGGTCAAGGCGGGTAAGCCTGTGAAGCAGGCGGTCGCGATCGCGTACAACGTTCAGCGGCGTGCGAAAGGCATGGCAGAAGGAGGTCTCTATGCCAATATCAATGCAAAGCGTGAAAGAATCGCTGAAGGATCTGGCGAAAAGATGCGCAAGCCGGGTCAGGCAGGTGCTCCAACGGATCAGGCCTTCAAAGACTCCGCCAAAACAGTCCGAATGAAGGACGGCGGGGTAAACCTTTCGATCGGTCGCGGAGAGAAGCTCTCTGTCAAAGAGGGTGCCGGATTGACAGCGAAAGGGCGGGCCAAGTATAATGCGGCCACGGGAAGTAATCTGAAGGCCCCTCAGCCACAGGGTGGATCCCGTAAAGATTCCTTCTGTGCCCGTATGTCGGGTGTCGTGAAAAACGCGAGCGGCGACGCCCCACGCGCCAAGGCCAGTCTGAGGCGGTGGAAATGTCCGGGGTGGTAAATGTCATATTCAGGAACCGTCGGCAGGACAATCATCAGCGTTCAGAACCTGATCGACGATAGCGCTCGCGCGTGTGGAAAGCTCGCTGAGGAACTCACGGACGAGCAGGTGGTATCCTCGAAACGGCAGTTGTTCTATCTGCTGTCTTCGCTGATCAACAAGGGCATCCAGTATTGGGCCATTAATACCACCGTGATTGGTCTGAAGGCCGATCAGTACACCTACGAATTGCCTCTCGGGGCGGTCGATGCACTGAACGTGCTTTACCGGACCATGAACAGGCCCACCGGGACGTATGCTACGTCTGCCGGGGGCACTGTCTTCAATGCCTTCGATAACGACATCGACACTTTCTGCCAACAGACGTCGGCTAACGGCAATATCTCGGTCAATTACGGCAGTAACAACCCTATTTACATTGGGTCAATCGGCCTTTTGCCGTATGTCTCCGGGGGTGGTTCGGCCACTTGGAATATCCGTTACGAGTATTCGATCGACGGCATCTCGTGGTTGACCCTCACTGACCTGGGCTCGATAACCGTCACGGATAACGAGTGGATATGGACGAATATCGATCCAGGTGAGAATGTGATCGCGTACCGGGTCGTCGCGTACGGCGGGACCACTTTGGCGCTGCGCGAGTTCTATCTAGGGAACAATTCGAGGGAAATCCAAATGTCGCGTTTGAATCGCGACGATTACTCGAACCTTCCGAACAAGAATTTCACGGCCAATCAGCCGTATCAGTTCTACTTCGAGCGCACGATCCCGGTGCCGAAACTGGTCTTGTGGCCGACGCCGAGCGATCCCTTCATTCAGATGACCGTCTGGTATTCACGCCAGATCATGGACGTGGGCGATCTGTCTGGTGAACTCGAGATTCCGGACCGTTGGTATCTGGCGATTGGCAACATGCTGTCGCACCGGATGGCTCTGATCCTGCCGACGGTGCCTTTGGATCGTGTTCAATACCTTGAAGGTCAGGCGAATAAGACCTTCGAAGAGGCCGAGCAGGAAGAGCGTGACAAGTCGCCCATTTACTGGGCTCCGAACATCTCTGTCTACACCAAATAGTCATGCCTCGCTTTCTTGACACAACCGGTCAGCCGTCGATCGCTATTGCGATATGCGACCGGTGCAAGATGAAGAGGTATTTCTCATCTCTTGGTCCGGATCGGAATTTCCCCGGATTACGTGTGTGTGATCAGGGCTGCAGGGACGAACTCGATCCGTATCGTCTCCCGGCCCGCAAGACCGAGCGTATCAACCTACGTTTCCCTCGACCCGATGTCTCGGTGGCCGATACCAACCAGTATCTGGTCAACGACGCGAGCGGTGCATATTTGATATCCACCGAGCAGAACACGCAGACGCCGGAGAATAACGGAAACATCGACACAATCGAGCCCTGATATGTCATCCGCACAAGTAAAGATCACTCAGTTACCGGCGGCAGGGCCGATCACCGGGACGGAAGCGGTTCCGATCGTTCAGAACGGTCAGACCGTCCAGACGACCACCGGGGCGATCTCTGCGACCCCCTCGCAGTTCCAGACATTCCTGACGCTGAATTCGGAAGCCACTCTCCCGAATAGTCGTTACCTGTCCACGGGGCTCGGTCTGGGCCTCACGGATGGTGGAGCGCTATCTTACTACCGGATAACTCTCAACAGGGCCTCCGGAAGCCTCGAGAGTGCCTCCACGGGCATCATCGCGAAGGACACAGCCTCCTCCGTAGTCGCTCGGACGCTCCAGACGTCCGGGAATGGCCTCTCGGTGACCGACGGGAATGCCGTTTCGGGTAATCCGACATTCTCGCTGACTGGTCAAGTCCTCTCCCTGGCCAATGTGACGGGTCCTGGCCTTGTCGCGTTACCGAACAACGGCTCGGTGGTTCCTCGAATTCTCACCGGCACCACATCTGAAATCGATGTAGCCAATGGAACGGGTGCCCTGGGCAATCCGACCATTGGGATCGCCGACGACCCAGTTCTCCCTGGTACTGGCGCGGTCACGCTGCCCAAAGGAACCAACGCCCAGAAGCCCGGCGGCGTGACCGGCATGGTTCGCTACAACACGGACTTGGCGACGTTCGAGGGCTACACCTTGAGCGGGTGGAATCAGTTCGCCCTGACTGGTGGCGTGACCCTGATCAACACCGGAACTGGATTGACGGGTGGTCCGATCACGACCTCGGGGACGATCTCGATCGCCAACACGGGTGTGACGGCGGCGACCTATGGTTCGGCCACTGAAGTCGCGCAGATTGCTGTCAACGCACAGGGCCAAATCACCAGTGCGAGCAACGTTGTCATTTCCGCAAGCGGTATTGGTGCTGTAGCGTCCGTATCTGGTACGGTCAACGAGATCACGGCAACCGGTACAACGAACGTCACGTTGTCCCTGCCGTCTTCGCTGACCTTCACCGGCAAGACGGTCACCAATGGCACCTTCAACTCCCCGACCCTGGTCACCCCTGCGTTGGGCACTCCTACTTCGGGAACGCTGACCAACGCCACGGGCCTTCCGATCTCATCCGGTGTCTCCGGCCTGGGAACGGGAGTTGCATCTGCCCTGGCAGTCAATGTCGGCACCTCCGGTGCGTTTGTCGTCAACGGCGGGGCGCTTGGCACTCCTTCCTCCGGCACGCTGACGAATGCCACCGGATTGCCGGTTTCTACCGGCGTATCTGGACTGGGCACTGGAGTGGCCACGGCGCTCGGACTCAATGTCGGGACTGTCGGCTCTGTGGTGGTCAACGGAGGAGCCCTTGGAACGCCTTCCTCGGGGACTTTGACCAACGCTACTGGTCTGCCTATCTCCACGGGCGTTAGCGGCCTGGGAGCCGGTATTGCGACCTTCCTGGCCACCCCTTCGAGCGCGAACCTCGCTGCGGCGGTCACAGACGAGACTGGCTCCGGCGCCCTGGTCTTCGGCACGAGTCCCACGATTACGACGCCCGCGATCACTGGCGGCACGATCGACAACACGATCATCGGCGGGACGACTCCGGCTGCGGGTACGTTCACTTCGGTGACGATGACCACGGGCACGATCACGACGGCCCCGGTCAACGGAAACGACATCGTCAACAAGACGTATGCCGATTCGATCGCCTCTGGCATCAACTTCCACCAGTCCTGCGTCTACGCCACGACCACGGCTTTGGCCGCGAACACCTACAACAACGGCACTGGAGGCGTCGGCGCGACGCTGACCGGAAACGTCAACGGTGCTTTGGTCATTGATGGCCACACCTTCGTCTCCCCGACCGATGTAGGCAAGCGGGTTCTGATCAAGAACGAAGGGAATGCTGCGTACAACGGCGTCTACACGGTCACGCAGACGGGCAACGCCGGTGCTGTGTACATCCTGACCCGTGCGACTGACTTTGATTCTACGGGGTCTGGTGTTGACCAAATCGATCAGGGCGACTTCTTCCTGATCACCTCAGGGACGGCAAACGCCAATACTTCGTGGGTGCAGCAGACTCCGCTGCCGATCACGATCGGAACCACGGGAATCGTTTTCTCGCAGTTCGGTGCTCCGCTGACCTATTCAGCCGGGACTGGACTGAACGAGTCTCCCGCCTACACCTTCAACATCGCCAACACCGGGGTGTCTTCCGGGTCTTACGGCAGCGCCTCAAGCGTGCCGACGATCTCGGTCAACGCTCAGGGTCAGATCACCTCTGCGGTCAGCACCTCGATTGCGATTGCCGCATCTCAGGTGACTTCTGGGACTTTGGCGATCGCGCAGGGCGGTACGAACACCAACGCCACGCCAACTGCGGGAGGCGCGGTATACGGAACCGGCACAGCGTATGCGTTGACTGCTGCGGGAACTGCAGGTCAGGTATTAACATCAACCGGAGCAAGCGCCCCCGTCTGGTCGGGCATCTCTGGCGGCACTTTCTGAGGAACCATCATGGCTCAAACCGGATACACCCCGATTCAGATCTACTACAGCACGACGACAACCAATGCTCCGTCTGCGGGTAACCTTCTGAGTGGTGAACTGGCCATCAACATCACTGATGGCAAGATGTTCTACAAGGACAACGGGGGCTCTGTACAAGTCATCGCCTGGAAGACCACCCCGACGACGGCAGGTGGTACGGGCCTGACCTCCTGGACTGCAGGTGACCTTCCGTACTATTCCACCGGCACGACGCTGACCAAACTCGGCATCGGCACCAACGGTCAAGTCCTGACCTCGACGGGAACGGCTCCTCAGTGGAGCACCCTGTCTGGTGTGGCGGTCACGACCTTCAGCGCAGGCACGACGGGTCTGACCCCCAACACCCCGACCTCCGGTGCAATCACCCTCGGGGGAACACTGGCCACCACAAACGGCGGCACGGGCCTGACCTCCTTCACGGCTAACGGTGTTGTCTATGCCTCGTCTACCAGTGCGCTGACCACGGGGAGTGCGCTTGTCTTTGATGGTACGAATCTGGGCATTGGGCAGAGTTTTCCTTCTGCCAGATTAGAAGCGCAAGGTGTTGTTCTCTCAAAAGCAGCCGGAAATTTAGGGCGGTTCGACGCGCAAGATACGAATTCTGGCGGAGCAATTATTACCCTTAATTCGGCGCTTGGTGTTGCGGGAACTCCTGCGCTTCAAACGCAAACAAACCATCCAATACTGTTTGCGACCAACAACGTAGAGCGTATGCGCCTAACCAGTGCAGGTGACGTGGGCATTGGGACGAGTTCGCCGGGAGCAAAACTCAGTACCGTTACTCAGACGACAGGCACCGTTGCTCAGTTCAATACGCTACTCATACCAAGCGGAAGCACCGCAATCGCTATTGGCGGGTACGGCACCACTTTTAGCAACACCGGCGTTCACATCCGCGCGTACACCAACCACGGCTCGACCACGGCGTCGTCCATGGCTTTTGAGGTCAACGGCACAACTGAGGTTGCTCGCTTTGACAATGCAGGCAACTTCGGCATTGGGACGAGTTCGCCGGGATTTCCTCTGACGGTCTACAAGTCTCAAAACACAGATACAGCCGCACAAATTTATAACGACAACGCCGGGGCGGCGGCTCAAGCCACGTTCTATGTCGGAAATGCAAGTGCCACTGCTTCTTCTACTTTCATTGGTGCAAACGGCGAGAATCTTACGCCGACGGGCGGATTTGTTGCGGACGGCGGCTACATAGGAACCGGGACATTGTTGTCCGGCGGCTTGTCAATTATGACGAGAGCCAATGCCGCTATGCGGTTCTATACCAATGGGCATACCAATCTGCGAATGACCCTCGACGCCTCCGGCAACCTCGGTCTGGGGGTGACGCCGAGTGCTTGGAACAACATCTTCCGAGTCATGCAACTCGGTACAGACGGTGCATGGGTTGGTGGACGTACCGATGGGCAGAATCAGGCATGGCTAGGCACTAATGCTTGGTGGAATGGGTCAAATTGGATTTACACAGCCGCGACAACCGCAGGGCAATTTCTTATCAAGGGTAATGAGTTTCAGTTCCTTCAAGCAGGAACAGGCTCAATTGGCGGAACCGCCACCTTCACGCAGGCGATGACGCTGGATGCTGACGGTGACTTGGGAGTGGGTACTACCAGTCCGACAACGGTTAGCAATTACCGTGCGATCACCGTCAATGGGACAAATGGTGGCATTTTAGATTTGAAGTATGGTGACACACTGGGTGGGCGTGTGGTTGCTAGTAGCGGTGGTCTTTCTTTAGAGACCGGCGGCGCAAATGTGCTAACTTTCTACACCAACGCCACCGAACGCGCACGGATTACGTCGGGTGGGAATTTTGGAATTGGGGTCACCAATCCAACGCAACGCCTGCAAGTATCTGACGGCACATTTTCCAATTTTTATGTTGCGCCGGGATACGCAAGTGGCTCAGGAACTTTGATTGGAACTGGTGGAAGCGAGTATCTCGCGTTTGCGACTAACGGCCTTGCGAACGAACGCGCACGGATTACGTCGGGTGGGGCGTTGCTCATCAACCGCACCGCCGCGCTTGGCTCTGAACTGCTGAGTGTCAACGGAACCGCAACTGCCACCGACTTCAACAGCACCTCAGACCGTAACAAGAAGACCAACATCACCACGATTGAGTCGGCAGTGGAGAAGGTCAAGCGTTTGCGTGGTGTCGAGTTTGACTGGATCGCTGATGGCAAGCACTCCATCGGCGTAATCGCGCAAGAGGTCGAGGAAGTCATCCCGTCTGCCGTTCAGGGCGACGAGGGCAACAAGACCGTCAGTTATGGAAACTTGGTGGGCCTTTTGATCGAGGCCATCAAGGAGCAGCAGCAAGTCATCGACCAATTAAGGTCGCACATCAACCCGATTGCCGAGTAAGGAGATACGAAGATGGCAATTCAGATTAACGGCACCACCGTTATCGACAACAGTCGAAACCTAACCAACCTGGGCAGTGCGATCACCGCCGCTCAAGGCGGCACCGGCCTGACGTCCCCCGGCGCAAACGGCAATGTGCTGACCAGTAATGGCACCGCTTGGACCAGTGCAGCGCCTTCTGGCGGGGGCGGCGGCGCAACCTCCGCAGGCAGCGTTGTGGCATTTGATGTGAATAGTGGCTATTTCCTTTTTGGCGACACAAGCGGCAGCAGCAACGTATCGGTATTCACGAGTTCTACGGGAACTACGTTTTACGCGTTATCAATGGCAATCAGTTCTTACTCGACAGCCAACAAACCTTTCACTAGTGCTGCCATCCCTGTGGCCGGGGCCACCGGGTCAAGCAACACCATGAAAGCGGCGACTCTTGTTTACAACCCTATGTTAGGAATGTGGGTTTACACCGGCAAAGGAGCGGGCGGTAGCAATGATGGGATGATCGCCTATAGCCCCGATGGACTTAGTTGGACGATTGATACCGGTTGGGGCGGCCTTTCGGGTAGCGGCAATTTGCTTGGCACGGCGTGGAACCGATATGGCGGGGCTTACACATTCGGTACTTCTGTGTACGACGGTGGCTCCGGTAACATCAGGGTTTATTATTTCTCTGATGGCTTCACGGAAACTGAAGTCACCTTTGCGACGGGTTCCACCGCATTGAATTCGGAACGGATGCGGATGTTTACTGTGGACGACGGCACGCAAAACCGTTCAGGTATGTTATACCTTAATGCTTCAAATATATGGAGCCTCACAACTTCGACAGACCTGAATACTTGGTCATCAGCCATAAATACCGGAGTAACTCAATCCGACAATAGCGACCGGATTCTTAACTTGAAAGGCGCTCGGAACATTGTAACTAATTCTACGTCCGCGTATCTTGTGACCGATGCAAGATACATCATCACGGCTGTTATGTTCCCTTCCGTGTCCGTCGGCGCAACGACAACAAGCACATTTGACATTGCTGCGTTTGGCGCCAACAACTCGTTTGTTTTGCTCGCCGGTGGCGGTAATACTAGATACGCCGCTACGGGAAGTTCGACACTCACGCTCAGCACCCTGGCTAGCCCCGGTTGGTCAGGGACTGTGAGGAACATAACTTGGACAGGTACGGCATGGCTAGTTGCCACATCCTCCGGATGGTGGGTTAACACTAACACGAACCCGAGTGTGGGGTCGTTTACTCGCGTTACTTCCAACGCATATCAGATTGGAAGCCGGTTGTTTGGCAATATCACCTACAGCGGAGGTGGCAACAACGACAGAATGGTCATGGCAGCAAGAACGTCTTAATTGGAGCGCAAAATGCAAGTGATTATTCAAAATTTAGAATACAAAGCAACGGATGGAGCCGTGATTTGTGTTTATTGGCAAGTCGCCAAATCTCAAGACGGGTTCACCGTGAGCGCCGACGGTTCTGCAACTTTGGAGCCGAATCCTGCATCCCCTGATTTTGTGCCCTATGAGCAACTGACCGCTGCTGACGTGGAGCGGTGGCTTCGGAATCTTTGGGGCGCAGATGAGTTAGCGCGCAAAGAGGTCGCGTTAGACGCTAGATTGAACAAGTTATTGCAACTTCCGATTCGCACAGGTTTACCCTGGGCTAGGTAATTAATAACACAACTTTGAAGGAGCATGAAAATGGCTACGACTTTCAATTGGACCGTGACCTCAATGGACTGCTATCCGCAGGAAGGCGGCAACACGGATGTGGTGTTTAACGTCCACTGGACCTGCTCCGGCACGGACGGCACCTACAGCGGCTCTGTTTACAGCACCTGTGCTGTTCCCGGCCCTGGCAACCCGTTTACGCCCTACGCTGATCTGACTCAGCAGCAGGTTATCGGGTGGGTGTGGGCCAACGGCGTTGATCAAGCCGCGACTGAGGCTGCGGTGCAGACACAGATCAACAACCAGATTAACCCGCCCGTGGTGACGCCTCCTCTGCCCTGGGCCGCTTAATGGGCAAGCCACCGGCCCTTGACGGTGGCATCTTGAAGGAGAAACAGAATGGGCAATAACAAAGAACCCCAGACTGTCAGCATCGACGGCAAAGAGTACAACCTGGACGACTTCACGCAGGAGCAGAAGATGATGCTCGATCACTGCATGGATCTCGACCGGAAGATCGCCTCTTGCCAGTTCCAGTTCGACCAACTTCGCGTGGGCAAGGATGCGTTCTTGACCCTGCTGAAGAAGTCTCTCGAAGGAGCCAGTGATGGCGGAGAAGTGGATTCAAAAGGCGATTAAGAAGCCTGGGGCCTTGCGGGAGGCTTTGGGCGTCAAGGAGGGGAAGAAGATTCCGGCCAAGAAGTTGGCCGTCAAGGAGTCTGACTCCCCTCTGATGAAGAAGCGCAAGACCTTGGCCAAGACCCTGAGAGGTTTCGACTAATCATGGAAGAATCGGTTGAAGTGCGCGTAGCGGTGCATGAGGCCGTCTGCGCCCAGAGGTACGAGGCGATTGAAAAGCGCCTTGACGATGGCAGCAAGCGGATGCGAAACATCGAAGTCTGGCTGTACATCACTCTGGG